TGTAGCACTGTTAGTGCTTGTGGACTTACAACTGCCCAGTTGCCTGAACCGCGGCGTGTACGCTGTGCAATTTTGTTTGCAACACGGTTCATAAGAACTGCTAATGCTGCATGCTCATCACCAACAAATGTTGCTGTACCACTGACTGCTGCTTGGTTGAATGTTTCTTCAGTTGCAGCTAGTGCACGTAGTGAACCAAGAACTTCTTGGTCGATCTCAGCAGTGATTTCTTGTGCAAGAGCTGCCATGATTTCTGCTTCAACATCTAAGCCATGCATAGACTGTGCGTCTTGTGCTGCTTCAAATGTCCAACGTGCTGATAGCTTACGTGTTTTAGCTTCTACAGCCTGCTTGAGGATCTGTACACTAATACGGTTACCTGCAACGCCTTCCATTGCACTTGTTGTGGCAGCTTTGCCATCTGTGCTAGTTACGCCTGGTGCACGACCGGAATAACCTTGAGCGATTTTGAATGGTGAAAGTGCTTCGTCACCTGCTGTTGTATCTGTGCCTGGAGCACCTGATGCGCTTGATGTAAAGTCATCTGCATAACGTACACGTAGTGTGTGGATCTGGCTTACCGGACCTTGCATTGGCTGAACACCAACAATTTCGTTAGCAATAACTGTTGGCATAACACGTCTGATAACTGGTAGGATAACACGGTTAAGTGTTGCTACGTTACCTGAACTAGTTGCGCCTGCTGTTGCGCTTTCCATTAGTCCTTTGCGAGTGTTTTCTAAGATAACACCCATTGTACTACGCTTGGAACCGTCTAGACCCTCAAGGAGAGCGTCTCTAGTTTCGCCCCAACGGCTTTCTTCTAAGAGTTTATTACTCATTGTTTTATTTCCTTTTATCTCATATATGATCTGTTAAAGACCTGCTAAACGCTTGATTTCAACGATGTTACTTTCATCAATTGATTCAATAGTCTTAGCTGCCCTGTTTCCAGTTACTTCACTGGTAATTGATTGTCTTGATTCATTAAGCATAGATGACTTACTACCATTCATTACGGCTGGTAGATACTTGTCAAATGATGTTTTGAGTTTGGTAGTGCCAACACTTTCTAGTAGATCAGACATTACTCGTGCCTTGTCTTTAGATAATGGTGACAAAAGTTCATTGATTGTTGTTTGGCGAGCAACACTTTCGTTAATTGCTGCAATTTCTACATCTTTAGATTCAACAATAGCAGATTTTTCGTTTGCTAGTTTGTTTGCTTCTTCCAATGATTGTTTCATTTTGTCTAATGAATTTTTGAGTTTGCGCATTTCTGCATTCTCATTGAGGTGAGTTGCCGAAAACTCACTAGCAAACGCTTCAAACAATTTACGTCCGAAATTGTTTTTCTGCGATTCTGCAATGTCTTCTTTGAGCTGGCTGATTTCTGCTCTTAATGTTTGGTCGACTGCTTCACTAATAGCGGCACCGCTACGAGTGATAAAGTTTTTCTTAACATCAACAAATTTTTCATTTGCTTCTGCTACTAGTTTAACTTTAGTTGCAATTAGATCTTGCTTGTCTTCATAGAATTCGCCCAATTCTTTGGTTAATCCTTCGGCTACAAAACTTTCTAGTTTAACTAGTGCTGCTTTGTTTGCTTCACGATCGTTACGGAATTCTTTGATTTCTTTTGCAAGAACTTTTGTTAAAAAGTTTTCAAAGTTTTCTGCTTGTTCACTTAATTTTGCAACAGTCTTAACACGATCTTCAGCAACTTTTGCTTTTTCTTCAGCAATTTCGCCAATTTCACTTGTAAGACTCTCAGTGACCATACGATCAAGAGCTTCGACCATTTTTGCTTTATCGTGCTCATAACGATTTGCAAACTCAGAACGCATTTCAGTTTCAACTTCCTCACGGATAGATGTAACCTTCGCTTCCCATGCTTCTGCAAGCTGGGCTTGTGTTTCTTCGTTTAATAAACCGCCATCGATAAATGGTTTTAAAGCTTCGAACATAAGTGTCTCCTGTATTTTACAGTTTTAGTTCATCGATGAATCTTTTTAAAGATTCAGTTAGATATTTTTGGACTCGAGTGTCCTCGTTGACTTCTGCTGCCATGTTGAACAATTTTTGTCCACCATCCATATTCATAAGCCCTTCGTAAATGGCTGTAGGATATGCATTTGGTGCAGAAGGTTGGGCTACTACGTCAACAGTAACAATTTCAAAGTTCTTAACTTCGCCACTTGACTCGTTAACTTCTCCACTGCCTCTACTGCTGACTCCTAGTTTAACGCCGTTTTCTAACATTGTTTTAACTAGTTGCCCCATTGGTGTTGGTAAAATTTTCAGTTTACCATAGCCATTTGCTCCATCCATCCACATTTCTGTAATCATGTGGCTCACACGATCTAGATTGACTCTAAGGTTACTTGGATGGTCAACCTCACCGAGGACACTGTTGCCATCGGTGAGTTGTTCGTTAATGGTTGTAATTGCATTGTTAATTTCAGAAACTGGATAAACACGCTGGTTAGCGTTTTTAACTCCGCCTTGGATGCAAATCCCTTTCATGTAGAGATTCTTACCATCGTCGCTACTTTCAGTAACGATACGTGCTTGATCATAATTTAAGTGCTCTACTAGGGATGCCATTATTATTATTCGCCTTTCTTAGGCGCTGGTGCTGCTTCTAAACCTTGCTTTGCGCCTGGCTTATTTTTATTACCTGCATCATGTTGCTTTGGTGCTGCTACTTTGCCGCCTGCTTCTTCGCCGCCTTGGGCAATATTACCGGCTGTGCCGCCCATATCGTTTTTACCAGCTACAGTACTATCTGCTTTGTGGTCTTCACCTTTTGGAGCTGCTACTTTTTCGACGTATTCGCGAACCATTTCTTCTTCTTCTTCGATTTCTTCTTCGTCTGTTTCGAAGAATACTGGCTCTTCTTCAGCTTCCATTTCCATTTCTGGCTCTTCAGCTGGTTCATCGTCTGCCATCATAGCATCAAATTCTGCTTTAAGTGCATCAAGTTCTGCTTCTAAATCAACTACACGATCTTCAATTTCTTCAACGTCGGCTTCATCTTGCTCGTCGTCGTCGCCTGCATCCATGTCGTCATCTGCGTCCATGTCTTCATCTGCATCGTCGTTTTCTGCATGCATATCAGTACCGTACTCATCGGCTTCGATATCAGATACAAAATCATCTGCTTGATCTTCTGATTCGTTGACTAGGTCGTTGTAAATCTCGCGACTTTTTTCCACTACGATTTCGTGAAATAATTCTTGTGCTTTATCTTCATCTTCATTGATGATAAATTCTACAAGTTGTTCAAACTTATTCATTGGCTAATACTCCTTTCCACTATGGGACTAGAAGTATTTACATAGAACTGTAACAATGTAGAGAAAACGGCGTATTTTTACACCTTTTTTAGATATTCTTTAAACCCAACTGTACTTATTTTCATTAAGTCGGTCAAATATACTACTTTTTTAATATTTTAAAAAATAATTTAAAAAATAGAAATAAATCTATTCGCCACGAGCACCATAAATTTCTTTTAATCTATCTACTTCATTTTTCTTTTCAATATCTCTTACGTCATTCATTTTACGAAGTTGCTGTATTTGACGAAGTGTTAGTCTTGTTTTCCTTGAATCAGAAAACTTTAACTGACTTTGATCATGCTCGGTATTCTGATAAGATTTAGAAAAATCTTTTTTAGAACTAAAAAATTCAAACAAATTCATAACGCTTCTCCAGTCTTATTTATTATAATGCACCGGGTAAATCTTCACCAGTGTCAGTTTCAACATCGAGATTTTCTGCGTCAAGATCTATATCTTCTTCGCTACCTTCAAGATCATCGATTGAATCTAAATCGCCGCTGATATCACCAGTACTAATACCAACGTTTCGAAGATTGCTACCAGATGCGTCATTAATTCCGAGATTACCTTGTTCTTCAAACCACATTTTTTCATTTTCTTTAAGCTCAACATCAGTAAGACCAAGATACTTCTTCATCATAAATCTTTTGCTTAGGTATTCTGTGCTTTCAATTGATGTAAATGCACCAATACGACTGTTATCAATTTCAATTTCTCTGTAACCAGAGAAATTCATTGGTTCGGATAATTGTAAATCAAAAATACTATTGTCAATACTAAAGCCTCGCCAGGCTAAAAACGTTTTAAATTCTCTATCTAG